GCCACTTTTGGTGGCGAAACGTACTACGGGTCCCGACTACTGATCTATAATACTTTAAGATCAAGTAATCGTTCCATCAACTTTGCTTTGCGCTCTTCAGCGCTCTGCAACTTTGATGGATCGTAGTCCGAGGTGATAGAATCACACATGTGTTTCAGTGCTCTTACACTCGCAGAAGCTTTAACTTTGTATTTTCTTTCAAAGTTTCTGCTTCTATCGAGTATAAAAGGATCTGGAACACGGAGATCTAACTCTTCATACAACTTGATATCGGACTCTATGTCCTTTGATCGGGTTGGATTGGGGGTTGGAAGGCTCTTTATGGCTATCCACTTTTCGACAACTACCCCTTCAATCGGTTCTAAACTATTCCGATTGCGGAGGTGGGATATCGATTTTGGTGGATTATCATATAACCTGGTTCTAGTGGCAATATCCTTTCCAGTCTTCTGGTTGATACCATTTATGATATCTTCCAGACGCTTGGCAGAGTCTGTTGCCATCTTATAGAGTTGTATTAGGTATTGACGTCTTAGTGACGTGTATATGGTATTGCGGTCAGTAACACATGTTACTGGCAGCTTCCACATGCGCGCACACTTATATGTCATATCTGAAACACTGTGGGTCACCCCATAGTGAGTAAGTATGTGTTTGTAATTAACACGGGCAAGGCCCGTATTTACATTCACACACTTATAAAACTCTTTAAGAATTCTAAAATCTTTTTCCAGCCAGGTGCGGATAAATCCTCGTCTTTCGGAAGTTTCGACTATATTGCAAACGTCCATCCAACTTGTTTTTAAGGATGAGCGTAAGCCGTTTAGTGGAAATCCCGTCATTTCGCAACCGCGTGAAAATAGTCTCTTCGCGAATTCAAAAGTATCTTTTGATACTAAAGTTTTCGTTGGAGAAATACTAACACCCAGTTGTGACATGATAAGCTGGTACTCCTGAGCGACTAGATCATGCCTTATGACTATATCATCTCCAAGAAGACGGTAATCCCAAAATTGGTTTAACCCAATTTTGTGAGCTGCCCATTGGACGATACAGTGGTGAGCATGAGCTAGGAGGGCCCAAGAGGAATATATTCCCATTGGTTGACCAGTTTTGTAGAACACAAAGCCTGTCTTCCAATGGAATCCATTCCTTATCATTAACGTGGTCCATGACTCTTGGTATTCCTTTCCAAACCTTTCCTCCAATATATCTTCATATAGAAATATAGGAAGCCTATCGGTGGCAGAGGTTAGATCGAAACTCCAGTAGTTATGATCCTCATTTCCGAACTCGCCAATGTCCTGACCAAAGGTCACATCAGATTTAATGCTTCTCAGCTCATTTAATAATTTTTTATGAAGTGGGAACATCACATCCTGTGTCCAGTAGTCAGCCATTGCAATTATTCGAGATTTTCCCTCTGTGTCCTTCACAACGGAAAGTTTGCGGAGATTTCCAATTTTACTCTCCTCAATTTCTTTCTTAAATGTAAAGGTCTTTGAGTGTAAATCTTGAAATTGAATGTAATCAGTAAATTCATGACCTCCAAGTATTCTCATGTGAGACTTCATTGTCTCACTAAGAGCTTTGAGGTCATGGTCTGCTGATAACATTGCAGGTCCGGAGGGTCCTGACTTGGTAGTGTAATGGTTATTTGTCCATAAAGGTGTGGAATTATTTGACAGATGTAATCTGTTGAGAAGAATTCTGATATTACACTTATAATCCTTTCGGATTGTTTGAGTATAACCAGGTTCTTTTTCAATTGGATTAACATCTGGTAATTTCCACGATTCTATCTCCCTCGAAATATTCAAGAGTGATAGGATTAGCCTAATTCCGCTGTTGTTTCTCTTACGTAAATGAGATACTAAGGGCCCTAAAGCTCTTGGTAACCCATCTCTGTAAGTAGAAATCGACCCGGGATTTTCAGGTCTACCCGCAATCCAAGAATACACTATAACTCTTATCCCCTTTAACCAGGAGATAGTGTCTAGTGGACCTCTCGAATTGATTCGGTCAAATATCTTGTTGCAAAATCGAGTTATTTCCCTGTGATCAAGAGATTCATCACCGGAAAGATTAGATATAATAAAGCTTTTAACGTCCATGTTCAGGACGAGGAATAATTTAATATATTCCTTAAGTGAAGTTATAATTAATTCTTTATCGGTCATAATCGATTGTCTTGGTGCTTTATGATCAGGCTGTTCCAGTTCCACTTGAAAGGAAGGTCCTGCACCCGCCTGTATCTCTTTGTGGTAGCTGAGATCTAGCTAGTCTAGATGGAGGCTCACTACGATGAGATTGTAGTACAACTCCGGTCTGAGAGCTGACCATTGCTCTTGGACTGTTTCAAC